AACAACGTGAAGAAGATAAGACAATCAAAACACCAGACTGGTCAAAAGAAAAAAGAGAAAAAAGTAAACAAAGAAGACGTTGGCTCTAAGATTATAGACCCTTATGGGTTAGGACAATCTTTTATGGAGTTATCTGATTTTATGTTTGGAAAAGGATGGAATGTTACCAACAAAAAAAGAAAATAGAGAATTAACAGAACAACAACAAACTTTTCTTACTGCACTATTTGGAGAAGCAGAAGGCAGTCCAAAGAAAGCAGGAGAGATTGCAGGATACGCACAAAATTCATATCCTAAAGTAGTTAAAGCATTAAAAGAAGAAATACTAGAGAGAGCAGAATATTCTCTTGCACTTAACTCAGCTAAAGCTGTAAAAGGATTAGTTGATGCATTAGATGAAGATGGTAAAACTCCCGGTGTTAATATTAGAATGGAAGCGGCAAAACAAATACTAGATAGAGTAGGACTTGTTAAAAAAGATAAGATAGATATAACTGGACAAGTAGCTCATGGTATATTTATTTTACCTGCTAAAGATGGAACCAATTAAAAGAAAAGCTAGAGTAATACCTTTTGGATATAAACTAGCAGACGATACAAATTATATTCAACCAGTACAAGAAGAACTGGATGCTTTAGAAGAAGCAAAAGAATATTTAAATAATTGTTCCTATCGTGAAGTAGCAAGATGGCTAAGTTTAAAAACAGGTCGTTCTATTACACATACTGGACTAAGAAAAATTATAGATAAAAGATGGACATCCCACCACCTAAACCAAAACAAAACCTCGGAAGAAAACGAGGAGTAGAACAAGAAAAAAAACATTTTAGTGTAGCAACTAAAGCAAAGCAAGCGGCTAAGAGAGTCATCAAAAGACAAGATGATAAAATTAAAAAAGCTACTAATGATTTGCATAATGCTAAAAAAAGAAAAGAGCAAATTCTTAAAACAGATGATGCACTAAAAGGAAAAGATTCTGCAGTTATGACAGATAAGGAAGTAGATACACTTCCTCCAAATGTTCAAGAACATGTAGAAGAAAATATAATATTTCAACCTAATGATGGGCCACAAACACAGTTTCTAGCCGCACCAGAAAGAGAAGTATTTTATGGTGGAGCAAGAGGCGGAGGTAAATCCTACGCTATGTTAATTGACCCACTTAGGTATTGTGATAAAGCACACCACCGAGCATTGTTAATTAGACGTTCAATGCCAGAACTTAGAGATATGATTAATCATTCTCAACGTTTGTATGGTCAAGCATACCCCGGTGCTAAATGGAGAGAGCAAGAAAAAGAATGGCGATTTCCATCTGGTGCTAGAATTGAATTTGGTTACGCAGAAAACTTAACTGATGTTCTTCGTTACCAAGGTCAATCTTATACATGGATAGGAATAGATGAGTTACCTCAGTATCCTACTCCAGAGATATATAATTTTTTACGCTCATCGCTTCGTAGTGTAGACCCAGATATACCTGTGTTTATGAGAGCTACAGGCAATCCGGGCAACGTTGGTTCCTTATGGGTTAAAGAAATGTTTGTAGACCCATCAGAACCTAACAAAGCTTTTCAAGTGCATATTGATACTATAGCAGGTAGAAAATCTATAACAAGAAGATTTATACCGGCTAAGTTACAAGACAATCCGTACCTTATGCAAACAGATGATTATATGATTATGTTGTCATCTTTGCCAGAAGTACAAAGAAAACAATTTTTAGAAGGAGATTGGAGTGCATTTGAAAATTCGGCTTTTCCGGAATTTGATATTACTACCCATGTTGTTCAGCCTTTTGACGTTCCCCGCAACTGGCTCAGATTCAGAACATGTGACTGGGGCTATTCATCTGCGGCTTGCGTTCTTTGGATTGCAGTTGACTTCGATAACAATTTCTGGGTATACAGAGAACATTATACCCAAAGAGTTACCGCAGACATATTTGCAAGACAAGTCTTGGAAAAAGAGCATGACGAATATGTTAGGTATGGAATCTTGGACTCTTCAACTTGGGCACGAAGAGGGGATGCCGGCCCTAGTATTGCAGAGACAATGATTAGAGAAGGTTGTAAGTGGAGACCATCAGATAGGTCACCAAGAAGTAGAGTAGCAGGTAAATTAGAATTACATAAGTTATTATCTAAAGACCCAGATACTGGACAACCAAAATTAAAAATATTTTCTAATTGTACAAATATAATTAGGACACTACCTATGTTACCAGTGGATAAAAATAATCCAGAAGATGTAGATACTCACGCAGAAGACCATGCTTATGATGCATTAAGATATGGTGTTATGAGTAGAAGTGTTCATCCAAAAAGTTATGATGCAAATAGATATACAGAAAAAGAAAAATTTAAACCGGCAGACAGAGTATTTGGATATTAATGCAACGACCAGATAAAATTAAAATAGGTTATAGAGATTATAAATTAGAAGAATGGAAACAAACTGTAGCTAGTGCAAATGAAGCACAAGGGCAGTTTTTTGCTAAAGAAGGTGTGATAGGTTACACTGCAGAAGAAACAGGAGTTTCTCATGCTAATACTTTAATTCATGAAATACTACATGCAATTGTATATCAATGGAATATGGAATTAGAAGAGAAGGATGAAGAGAAATTAGTTAATGGGTTAGCTAATGGCTTGACAACAATATTTGTAGATAATCCAAAACTAATGGATTTTTTAAAAGATAAAATTAAGGAGGGTTAATGCCACAACCAGTATTAACAAAATATAAACAGGGAGACCTTGGTGCAGATTATCCAAAAGATACTCCAGTTGGTGAAAAGATTGACATGTCTGTACATGCTAATCATGAAACTAGACCCACAGATTTCCCAAAACAAAAAAAGAATAACATAGACGCATCTTTTAATAAGATGGCTGATGAAAAAGATTATTAGGAGAATATTATGCCACAACCAATTATGAAAAAATATAAACAAGGTGAGCTAGGTCAAGACTATGCTATGCCTGCAAAAGAAAAACCAGATGCAAGTATGCTAAAAAAATACTCTAGCGGAGAAGTATCTAATGTTGCTGATGGTGCACCTGCTAAAGAAAAACCAGATACTAATATTTTAAGAAAGTATTCTGGTGGTGAAGTTTCTAACGTACCAGACGGAAAATAATTAATGGCGATAGAAAAAAACGCCGATATATTAGCTTTAGAAGACGAAGACAAAAATAAAAAGGAACAGTATAATGTTTCTGGTCTTGCAGGTTTAGTTAAAAGCAAATTTATTGATGCAGAAAATGCTCGTTCATTTGATGAGCAAAGATGGTTAAGAGCTTATAGAAACTATAGAGGAGTCTATGGTAATGATATGGCATTTACTGAATCTGAAAAATCAAAAGTATTTGTTAAAATAACTAAGACTAAAGTTCTTGCGGCATATGGGCAACTAATTGAAGTTTTATTTTCTAGTGGAAAATTTCCATTAGGAGTAGAACCTACACCTGTTCCAGAAGGAATAGCAGAGTATGCTCATATTTCTAAAAATAAAGAAGCACAGCCAGAGCAACCAGAAAGTCCATATGGATTTCCCGGTGATGGTAATGAACTAAAACCCGGTGCTACAAGTATACTTGGTGGTTTAGAAAAAGAACTTGGCAGTGCAGGTTTTGTAGAAGGCTCATCAAAAGATGGTAAATCAGAACCTCAAATTAGTCCTGCAGAAATGGCTTCTGCTAATATGGAAAAATTAATTCATGACCAACTAGAGCAATCTAGTGCGGTTAATGTTTTACGTCACGCTTTATTTGAAGCGGCTTTACTTGGTACAGGTATTATTAAAGGGCCATTTACTTATGAACAACAAAGTCATAATTGGACTAAAAATAAAGAAACAGGTCAAAATGAATATACACCTAAAACAAAACTAGTACCAAGAATAGAATCAGTATCATGTTGGGATTTTTATCCAGACCCAGATGCTGTTACTATTGAAGATGCAGAATATGTAATACAACGTCATGTATATACACGTTCTCAAGTTAGAGATTTAATGAATAGACCTTACTTTAGAAAAGAAGCTATTCGTAATTCATTAGATATGGGGCCTAGCTACGAAGCTCGTGGTTATGAATCTTCTTTACAAGATAGAGAATCAACTGATGAATTTGATAAAAATAGATACGAGATTTTAGAATTTTGGGGTACACTAGATACTCAACTTGCAATGGAAGCAGGTTTAGAATTAGAAGATGATGACATGGATGATTTGGATGAAGTTCAAGTTAATGCATGGGTATGTAATGGTCAAATTATTAGATTAGTATTAAATCCATTTACACCTACAAGATTACCTTATCTAGTTTGTCCATATGAAATTAACCCTTATCAATTTTTTGGCGTAGGTATTCCAGAGAATATGGATGACGCACAAACAATTATGAATGGCCATGCAAGAATGGCTATTGATAATTTAGCACTAGCAGGTAATTTAGTATTTGATATTGATGAAACAATGCTAGTACCGGGTCAAGATATGAAAGTCTTTCCGGGTAAAATATTTAGAAGACAAAGTGGTATGCCGGGTCAAGCTATACATGGTGTTAAATTTCCAAACACATCTACAGAAAATTTAATGATGTTTGATAAATTTAGACAGTTAGCAGATGAATCAACTGGTATTCCATCTTATTCACATGGTACAACTGGTGTGCAATCTACAACTAGAACTGCGGCAGGTATGTCTATGTTAATGGGAGCGGCGGCTCTTAGTATAAAAACAGTTATTAAAAATATTGATGATATGCTTTTACGACCTTTAGGTGAAACTTTATTTGCATGGAATATGCAATTTAATGAAGAGTCTCCAGAAATAAAAGGTGATTTGCATGTTAAAGCAAGAGGTACAACATCATTGATGCAAAAAGAAGTAAGGTCACAAAGACTAATGACTTTCTTACAAGTAGCATCAAATCAAAATTTGGCTCCGTTTGTTAGATGGCACTCTATATTATCTGAGATTGCAAAGTCACTTGATATAGAACCAGAAAAATTAATAAACGACCCAGAAAAAGCGGCAATCTTTGCAAAAATAATGGGAATGGCAAATGGAAATACAAAAACTGAAAGCAATAATCAACAGTCCTCAATGGCCAATGATGGAGGAACTCCTGCAGGAGCGAATCCAAATGACCCTACAGGCGTTGGTGGTGGAAACATCGGAACAGGAAGTATTCCGCAAGCAGGGGAGAGTGGCTTCTCTGCAGGAAATACTGAAACTGAGGGAACAACTTAAAAAGTAAATGACAACATA